TTCCTGCCGACAGCAAACAACGGCAACCTCACCGGCTCGCCATCCCATATGATTTTCAGATAAAGCCGCTTCATCACACCGTTTTCCAGTCTGAATTTTTGCCATTGTCCGCGAATACGCGGTCCCAACGGTCTGCAACGGGTTTAATGGTTTGTCGCGATTTGGTCCCAACCACCATTTTGTCGAGCAGTTGCCCAACAAGGCCAAGCGCGTCAACCTGATCGTCGTGCTTTCCCGCTGGAAAGCTTAACATCTCAGACCGCAGCGGCTCCAACCAAGGAGAACCCTCCAGGATGTAAAGCCCGTTAAGGGCGATGCGACCGCGAATTGACTGCGCTCGAATAGACTTGTCTCCGCCCCGCGTTGGGAACTGATCCCGCGCCACGAAAGCCCTTCGTTCCCGCATTCGCCTTTCCAAGAAAGGCCCAACACCCGATTTGATCTGTCCTGTTTCCTCAGCCCAGCCGACCGGCTTCCATTGCAGGACCAAATCGCAGAACGATTCAACCCAAACGTCAGAAGACGCCTGCTTGCGCCACAGATCAAGCAGATACAACCGCCCCTCCGGGTCAAGCCCTACAACGATATGAACCGTATAGTCGCCGCCATCCGCCGTCACCGCGTAATCTGAACCGCCATAAACTCGCAGAGTGGCTGGATCAGGTAGCTTGTGACAGGTCCGCAACCAGTCGGACTTAAAATAATCGCCTTCGTCTGGTGCCGGGCGTTGTTGATAAAGCGCCGACCATGTCCGCGCCGGGGTTCGGCCTTTTAGCTCTGCGAGTTGGCCGCCATAACCATAATCACCATCGGACCAGAGGAACTCGCCGGGCGAGCGCCCAAGCGGGTCATTTTCCTCAGCCTCAGCCGGGAGGCTCAATATGTCCCAGTCCTCGTACTGCAAAGCGCGCCCGGCCAGATCGTCCTCATGCCAGCGCGTTTGAATCAACAACTTCCGCGCCCCCGGAACAAGCCGAGTCGAAAAGTCGTTGACGTACCAATCCCAAATCCTGTCACGGATCAGTTCGCTATCCGCGTCCTGTCTCGACCGGATTGGGTCGTCAATAATCCCAAGTTTTGCGCGAAAGCCAGCAATGCCGGTGCCGACGCCCGCAGCATAGTATTCAGGCCCGCTTGTGAGCGCCCAGCGCCCAGCCGCCTGATTGTCTTGGCTCAGCTCAACACCAAGCGCCAGACCGTGCTCAGTGATCAGATTGCGGACACGCCTGCCCCATTTCTCCGCCAACTCAGTGGTGTGGCTCGCCGCCAGAATGTTCCAAGGCTCATTCGCCAACACCCAAGCCGGGAATAGGATCGACGCATAAGTTGATTTAGCAGAGCCGGGCGGCATAAATACCGCCAGATTCTTAATCTCGCCACGCGCCAACCGCTCCAACCGCTCAATCAGAAGCTTGTGATGCCCCGCAGGCTCAAACCCAGCCGCTCTGCACCAATCAGTGAGTGACCGGCGGATCGTCCTGCGTCTCAGCAGTTCGGTCGCCGCGTCCTGCCGCGATAATTGCAAGTTCATTGTCACTCAAATCTGCCGCTTCGCCAGTGTAATGCGTGGCCTCAATCACCTGAGCGACCTTACCCTCAATGCGATCTGCAATCATCTGCATGGCCCATGATTCGCCAGCCATCGCATATTCAACAGCCTTTTCAGCCAAAACAGCTAGCTTCTTACGGCCATCACCATCTGTGCGGTTTACCGCAAGGCGCAAAGCGTCCGTAAATGCCTTGTCTTTCGGCCTCCCTTTCGGATTGCCTGATTTACCTTTTTGGAATGGCATTGTTATCACTTCTTAATGATTTGCTCATACAGAGCATTTTGTGCTGGCCTCGCCCATTGAGCGGTGCCGAAAAACTGGTTGGTGCCCCTCGCCCGGACTCGAACCGGCAAACCTTGCCTTTATATCCGTCACATATTCCGCCTCGCGCTCGCACAGCACGACCTGAAAGCCCTTGTTTTGCGCAGCAATTCCGGTGGTGCCGGATCCGGCGAACGGGTCCAGGACCGTCCCGCCGGGCGGTGTAATCAGCGTGCAAAGCCATTCCATAAGGCTGATCGGCTTGACGGTCGGGTGCTTCGAGCCGTTGCGGTCCTGTTTACTGGCCTTGGCGGAATAGAAGAAGCGAGCGGCGCTGCCGCCTGCGTCGTCGTAACCGCCTACTACGCCCGGCAATCCCGATGCGCCGCCGTGATAGCCCATTGAACCGTTCGGGTCTTTTACCCCGCGCTTGCTTCCATTCGTATGCGGAAACGCCCCGACCACTTCGTCCGAGCCGTCGTGCACCACGTTGGCGGGCCAGCGGCCCATACCGGGCACTAACGAACCAGCCTCGGAGTTGAGATAACCGACGACGCTGGTTGTTTCACACTTTACGCCAGACGCTTCTTTGCGCGTTCCACCTTCGCTTCCTACCCTGCTTGCATCAATGTTCAGCGCCCCGGTGCGCCAGCGCAGCACATTGGCCGCAACGGTGCCCTCGGACAGCGGCTTGCGCGCCAGCACGATAGGTTCAAAAGCCGGTTTCAGGGCAGTGCCCCATCCTTCCCATTCGCGGGCGGCGTCTGTGCGCGGCTTCGTTATGTCGTAACTGTTGGCTTGCGCTCCGCCGCCAATGTCCGCCGTATGAAATGTCGGTTTAGGCTTATTGCCTTGCCCTATCACTTCACGCTCTAAATCGTCAAGATATTCGAACGGTAGCGACATGACGTGGCATAGCGTGTTGAATTGCTCGACTGTCGGGATATTAAACCCCAACTCCCAATTCGCAACACACCCCGTAAGCCCGCCAGTCTTACTTGGAAAATGTTTTGCGAGTTCTTTTTGAGTTATGCCGCGACGCTCGCGCTCGATGCGAAGCCACGGACCAAACCAACCCATTTGTTTGCCGTTGGTCTTATCAATCCCCTTGCTGACATCGTGCGACTTCGGAAACCCCGTGCCGTATACCCACATCAACGAGTCGCGAATCTCAAAGCCCGCGTCCTCGATCGCGCACGCCATGCGGTGATAGCCGCGCGACGCACCGAACGCGACAACATGCGCGCCGGGCTTCAGGACGCGCAAAACTTCAACCCAAAAGGTCGGATCCATCGCGCATTCGCCGGTATCCCACGACTTGCCCATAAAACCCGCCGACGCGCGCATATACGCTTCATTGCCTTTCGCTGGCTCGGCATTAGGCGAGCCGAATCGCTTGACAATCGACACAAGCGCATAAGGCGGATCGGTCACGCAACTGTCTATCGAATTGTCGGGCAATTGTCGCAACGCATCGCGACAATCGGCGTGGAATAACGCGGCGGACGGGGAAAGAATATGGCGCATTATGGTCTTTCAATAAGGCGGACCGAATCAAAATGTGTCGCTCATAGAAACTCCCTCTATCGGAACTCGAACCGGCAACCTTCCGCTTACAATGCGGGTGCTCTACCTTTGAGCTAGAGAGGCTAAATATATCCCACGGCTTTGTCCCGTCTTTCGGGGCGATCAACCCCCGCAGTTCCGGTTTTGTACCCGTGGGGCGGCGGTCTGGCATCACCCGACACGCCATAGCCCGGTAGCATGATGTGAGTTACACATCAGAGGCGTTCCGATGACCCCTAGAATGTTTTAACGGCCCCCGGCCCATGATTGCGATTGCTCGCCTGCACTTCAAAGAAGTCCTCTGGGATGTTCCGGCGCATGCCGTTAGGCTTTTGCACCATCTAGGCGCAATTCCTGATCCTGATCGTTCTTGGCACATGTACGCTCGCCTGTCAAGTGCGAAAATAAATCTGCTGACTACGCTAAGAAGCTAACAGTATTTTCGCGGAATGTTCAGGCCGCGATCATCTTCGGTCCGACAGTGCATCCATGGCCCGATAGACCTTCGCTGCCAGAACTGGGGCGCAAAAACTCTCGCCCAGATCAGCTCCACCAACCGATCCCAAAATAATATCAGCCCCCGCCTCCATCATTTTGGGCGTGATCTTGATTTCAGGCTCTTCTTCGGGCGCGCCAGTCTCACTCATAGGAACATCCCCTTTTGCGAGTCACCTTGACCCTACATCTTGGGTTTGTGGTGTCAACTACGTTATTGGGACTATTTACCTGTCCTAGGTTTTATTCCCCAAAGTTCCGCAAGCTGGTCCGCCGCCCGCTGGATGCACTCCGTCGCAGCCGCAACGGCGGCATTCCTGTTATTGTACCCTAATTTGACACCGGCCCGCTCTAACGTGTCGTCGGCACACACCACACACTCCACCACGAATGAGGATTTTAATCCTATTTCCCGCACCGCCGCCCGATACTGGCCAACATGAAAGGCCTGCGCCTCGGTCTTGGCTAGCCCTGTAAACCCTGAATTTTCCGATGCAAAAACCTTATTCAGGTCGAAATTACCGTAGCTGGGTTCCATTCCGGCACATCGCCAGTGATGCCGAAACTTCATCAGAGCTTCGTATCGCGGCTCGACCTCCCCGCCTCCCCGGCTGAATTTGTCAGCCAGCTTACCGCGATCTTTCAGGCGCTCCAAGGAACCATCCCTAAACGTGTAAATCTTGGCGCTGCGCTGTGGATCATTTCCGATGACAAAATCCCCGCCAGATTTGGCTAAGCGCTCTGGCGTCGGCCCTGACAGACCCGTGCCGTCAATCGCTGGCAAGGTCACTGGCCGCCGGGTTAACCTCTGACGGGCTTTCATCTTTACCATTGCTTCACCGGCCCAATTGTCCAACAAGACTCTGCATCAAGTCACCAACGCGCGCGCTCATTTCCGGGTTATCTGCAACAATTTCAAGTTTTGGCCTAAAAACCCCAGCCCTTTCAGCATCCGTAATCTGGCGAATCGCACCGTAAGAGGTCTTTTCAGGCTCAAGCCCGAAAGATTCCCATTCAAGCCGAAGCCGTTTTTGTTCTTCCATGAATGGAATAACCGTGCGTTTCATTTCCTCGTAGTGCTCGCAGGCGTCCTTGATTTCCTTGATCGTCGGGACAAAATTTGTGCTTGCGGGAAGACCAACAATCGGATCAGTCACATGCTCGACTGTATCAGCCTCAAACGTCGATAGCAACGCCGACACCGCCACAACGTAGGTTTCAGGATCAGCCGCGTCGCTACGGCGATAGCAGCCGAACAGGAGCCGCGCGCGCTCCAACGCCAGTTGTGGACTCGATTTTCTTTCGTGCTGAATCGTCATCTGCATTCCCTGTCATGGCCTGTATTTTTTCCAAAAGCCTGTCGCTGGCGCTGACTAGATTTCCTCCGCCTAGTCGCCCCGGCGGGCCTTGCCCCCTTGCCTCGCCGACATGCAGCGGCGCTCGGTTTGATGCCACAAAATCAGCCAGCGGCTTTTCAAGATAGCGGAACGAATCAACCTTGCGGCCCCGCGCCACAACGCCGCGCGTCCCTTCCCGCATTTCGTCCGGCGTCCAGCCCTCCGCCAAGCATTTTTGCACCCACATACCAGCCCCGCACCACGCTGGCGGGACAAATTCCGGCTTGTGTCCGCAGATCATCGCAAGCTCGTCCGCTAGCGCGAAGGCATCAGGGCTTACCAGCGATTGAGCCTTGGCTGGCTCAACAACAATTTCGACCGGCTCGCGCGCTTCCTGTAGCGTAGTATCTTTTGTTTTAGTTGTTTTAGTTGTTTTATAGTTTGCGTCGGTGCTGCGTCGGTGCTGCGTCGGTGCTGCGTCAAAAGGTGCGTCGGTTTCTGCGTCTTTCTGTGAAGCAAAATCCTGATAAGCATCGTAATTGCAGATAGTTATGATAGAATAAGACTGCGTCGTTTCTGCGTCAATCATTGCGTCGGTTTTCAGTCTGTCCAAAAATCGTCTCACTTTCGAGTCTGTCCAACCCCACGCCTTCGCAAGAAAGCGCTGCGAATGACAGACCTGCCCGCGCTGCAATTCAATAACGTGGCCTGCGATGCGCTTCTTAAACGGCCTATAGGCCGCTTCGCTGATAAGCCAGATCCACGCCTCGCGTTGTGTGAAGGGTTCATCGTCAAATGACGTGTGTTCCCAGATACCGCGATGGACAAAGAATGCGCCACGTTCGGTCATCGCACACCCCTCACCCGGACATGCTCAAATATACGCCTGAGCGCATAGGAGCGGATTATCGAGATTACCGTATAAATGCCGCCGATTGCCGCAGCGTCGCCCAGTCGCGCCGGGTAGCCAAACCACGGGAATACAATCAATTGCGTTGCAATTGCCAGCCAATAGCCGACAAGGATATTGGTTCCTGATTCGATCAGGGACATGAGCCGGGATTGTTTCATGCCGCGCGGACCTTTCGTAGGTGAGACTTGACAACTGTATATCCGGGCCTTGCGCTTGGCGTCGAAAGCGATAAGTCAATTAGGGCGTTCAAATCCCCTTCAATCTTCTCAATCCTTTGCAACATGTCCGAAGGGATTACGTTCCTGCCGGAAATCGCAAGAATTTCGCGTTCCATAGCATTAAAGGCATCCAAATACCTGACTTTCCAATCCAATGCGGATTGACCAGAAAACCCCATTGCCAGCAAGGTGAAGCCGTCGCGAGACAGATTAAAACACCTATTTTTACGGCCCGTCTGATCAATATAATCGCTTGGCTCAAAATTGAGCCGAGCGAATTCATCACTCAAGCCATCTGCAAGACGGTCAATATCCCGTAGCACGTTTTTGTGCGCTTTGCCAAAATGGCTTGAAATATCCCGACTATCACAAAAAATGCGGCCATTTTTCAGACGTACAATCTGCGCCTGTGTTTCAACCACACCATCATCCGGTAGCAGGCCATCCTCTCGCAGAATGCGCCGAATATCGCGCCTTACATTTAGCGGCGCGCGCCAGTCGGAAGGTGTCCACGCGG